CTCAAAATTTTCAGATTTTTTAGAGAGAAACAGAAGAGAAGATGGCTCTTATAATTCTGCTGCTCAAGCTATTATAAATCAATACGACGATGGACGTAGCAACTATCAAGTAGCTATGGAAGATATAAAAAATTCTCCTGGTGGGAAGCAAGCATTTAAAAAAGCTTTTCCCAATCCTTTAGTTAAAGTTGCAGAAGGTGTTGGTAATTATATAAAAGGAGGAGGTATCCTTGGTATTCTTCCTAACCTTCTGAGTAATGTAAATGAAAAAGTAGGTGGTATTTTTAATCAAGATAAAGTGCCAACGGATATGGGGACACGAATGAGTAGTATGGATCAAGCAGATGCAGACGCTTTAAAAGGTCCAAGTATGGCAGATATTTCCGGACCAGGTACACCTACTTCTAATACAATGACTGAAGAAGAAGCGATTGCTGCTAGTGGTTTTCCTGCTTCGGAATATGCAACAGAAATTAAACCAGAGGGTTATCAAATTATGAATGCTAATAGTTTAAATGATGGTTTGCAATTTCTTTTGGATCAAGGAGTTATCGATCCAGTTGAAGGATCAGAAAATCTTAATTTAGGAAACTTATTTGGTAATGCTCAAGATGGAATAAAAGTGTTAAATAATTATAATTTAGGAGACTTTCTTCCTACTGATGGAATCTTTTCAGGGTTTAATGAGATACAAAAAAATGTTGGAAAATTAAATGATAATCAAGGGTTTGATTTTGATATGGGAAATAAACAATTAGAATATAATCAAGAACTTTTTGGTGGTAACTTAGGACTAAGTGCTAATCCCAACAAGTTAGGAATTATGTTTAGTAAAGGATTTGGTGCATAATGTTATCGATGCGTGATTGGATATGGGTAGCCTGCATAGTAGGCGGCATAGCCTTCACTAACGGGATGCTTTCATCACGAGTCTCGGCTCTCGAATCAAATATAAAAGATTTTGATATGCTGCGTATTGATGCACGGCTCGCTGTTATAGAGGAACAACTTAAACAAATAAATAAAAAATTAGATTAAGTTTCTTTTCTAATATCTTCTATACATTCAATAGAGAAACGAAAATACTTATTCATCTCAAATTTCTGCCAGTTGCCTGCAATTACTTCGCATTGTTCTTGAGGCATTGGTTCTTTAAGCACCATCTGATTGCCAGTATACACCCAAGTGTCACCATTGTAGCCCCACAAACTTACTACTAATACAAAAAGTTTAATCATCTGAAGAGAATAGAATTATTCTACACCACTTATCAAGTTCTTTTTCCGTCATATCACCCTTCATAAGGTTATATCTATAACAAACTAGCTGAATATTACTTAAAGTATATAATTTTAAATCGTTATTAATTCTATCAACAGATACATTAGTGTTGACTTTTCTTTGTCCTTTTAGATGTGTAAGTAGTACACCTGTTTTAGCACATCTATAATTTTGTTTTTTAAATAGATCTAATAAATTATCAACGGTTAGATCAGGATCAACAGGGTGCCTGTTTTTACTTTTATTATTTTTTGCATCTTTTAACCAATGATTAAAAAATTTACGAGGGTCTGCACTTATAGCAGCTTTATCTCTGTCTCCTTTTCCATTAGTCCAAACGTGTTTATTGTGCCTGCTTGAACAAGCTTTACACCAAGACTTACGGCCATCTATATTGTTTTCTTTTTTTCTATCAAACTCTTCTAAGAGTTTTGTTTTATTACACCGAGTACAAGTCTTATCGACAATCACTTAGCCTCGCCCCAGGAGGGACCTTCTTCTAAATCAATTACACTTGGCACTTTTAATTCAATACAGTGTTCCATTATCTCTTTGATTTTACTAGCTTCTTCAGGGGATTCAAAAGATAAATCTAGTTCGTCGTGTACTTGAATCAAAGGTAAGAAACCTTCTTGATATAATGTAACCATAGCTTGTTTAGTTTGATCTGCCGCTGATCCCTGTATCAATCTATTCAATGCTTTGTATGTCCATCCTCTTTTTATTCTAGTGAACCCACCGTACTTACGCTCCGCTTCTTCTTTAGGAAGAGGAAAGCCGGCGCCAAACTCTAAAGGTTCCCATAAATCAAAACGACATTTACGTCCTTTAATGGTTCTAATAAATCCTATGTCACTCGCTCTTTTCATAGCGTTCTTTGTTAACTGTTTAACAAAAGGAACGTTGGTGTGATATTTAGAAAACAGTTCCTCCGCCTCAAACTCAGTGAGACTTAACTCATTAGCAAGTTTAGCTTTACCCATACCGTACATCATACCAAGATTAATTGTCTTAGCTTGTTTACGTTCAATGCCTGCCATGTCTGCTACCGTTTGATGAAAGTCTATGTTGCCTGAATTATATCCTTCAACTAAATGATCTGCTCCTTCTAAATTTGTAATAGATGCATAGTGCACTAACAGTCTAGGTTCTTGTTGACTATAGTCAAAGCATCCCCACTTTTGTCCTTCTTCAGGGATAAATAATCTTCTAATAAGCGGACCTATATCTTTGTTACGAGCAGGGATTTGTTGCAAATTTGGGTTCTGCATACTTAACCTACCAGAGATTGTGCCTCCCTGCTCATTTCTCATTTGATTGATTTCAGCGAAAATCCTCCCTCCGTTCTCGTGCTTGAGGATACTGTCAATGAACGTGGTTCTTGCCTTATTAATTTCACGAGCCTCCACCACCATCCTTGCAATAGGATTGCTATGATTTGACAAAAAGTCTTTGTCAAATTTAGGCTGGCCAGACTTCGCAGTTCTCTCATAAGATATTCCCGCTGCATCAAACGCCTTAGCGACAGATGTCGGAGTCCAAACATCAACGTGGACATTTGTACTCTCATGGATTTTTTTAAGTATCTTTTTCTCTGTAGCAAATAAAGTTTTCTTTGTTCTCTCTGCGTGATCAACATCTACTTTCACTCCCTTCTTTTTCATTTCAAATAGAACAGGAAATAAATCCGTCTCTAACTTGAACACATCTAATAAGTCTTGTCTAATTATTTCTCTCTTTAAAATATCCCATAACTTTAACGTTAAAGCTGCATCTTGTTCAGCATAGGGGCCAACATACATAGGTGGTAACTTCCACATCTCTGTCTTTGCATTAACACCCCAACTCTTTGCCGCTTCATATAAAGCTGACTGAGATTTTTTTTCTCCTGCATATTTTTTTCCTAACTCATCTAAAGAAAAACGCATGGGACTATTCTCATTTACAATAGGACCTGCTATCATTGTGTCAATAATACGACCATGTACTTTTAATCCCATTTGATGTAACCATCCCACATCATAGATAGCATTGTGAAATATCTTATCACATGGAAGTTCTAGAATTTTTTTAAGTTGTCTTGTAAAAACTTTTTCATCTAAGTTACCTCCACCTTCATGACGAATAGGAAAGTAACCACACCAACCTTCGACAGCTATAGCTACACCAATAACATAACCTTTGCTAACAGCCCATCCTGGACCTATGCCAGTGTTTAATCCTATGTCTCTTGTTTCTAAATCAATAGCAATTTGTTTTGCGTCTGATAAATCCGGTACTCTTTCCGGAGGAGTCCACTCACTTGGTGGTTGAAATAATGGTATCTGAGTCATCTTCATTGTCCTGTATCTCACCCGCAATTGCTGCATATCCCGCCATGTCTATGTAACAATCCTTTGTGGGTCTATGTTTAATTCTTGCTACCTTTACTAGGAGCATACATATCGCTACATCATGTGCTGATATTTCATAATCTAAATAGGAAGACCAAAGCTTAGCAATGTTCTTATGATTCTGATACTTATCACCATAGTCATGTTGACGTTGACCAGTTACTATCTTTGCCGCAGTATCTAGATATTCTCTACTGTTCATCTTTCTCCTTATCGTTGATAGATTTTAAATCATTTCTCATAAGTTGTAAATCAAGTAATAGTAACTTCATTTCCTTGTCTACTTTTTCTCTATTTAATCTAGGTAATTCAGCCCTTATTCTCCTTACCTGTTTCTCTGTAACATCTAATTGTTTCAATGCTGTTTCAATTGTAAACACTATGACCTCCAAAACATTTCTGTGAATTCCTTATCGGTTTGAGAGCGAACCAAATGCAATTCATTTTTTGCTCGTGTCATTCCCACATAGAACACACGTCTCTCTACATCTTTATTTCTTCTATACTCTTCATCAACTTTAAAAGATAAGTCAGAAAATAATAAAACATTACTTGCTTCTCCTCCCTTAGATCCATGGATAGTAGAAAGTTTTACTCTTGCCTCATGATTTAAATTTTGATTACGCCTCAACGCTGCTAATAAATAAGCTAACTTTGTTGGGGGTATTCTATCAAGGGCGTCATCCCACCTTAACTCCGGGGATAAAAGTAAACCATAATTATTTTTTAACTCTTCGTAAGTATATTCTTTTTCTTCATTAGCTCGTGGCATTGTTTTTGATCCATAACTAACTCCAACATCTACATTCATGTAATGATACATTGCTTTGATTGCATCTAGCTTTACTGTTTTGTTTTTTGTTAAACGAGTCCATGTATTAATAGCTAGTAGTAAACGATCACTTACTGATTTAGAATTGTGTCGCTGATAAAATATACCTCTTGTCTTTAACTCTTCTTCTATCTTGTCTAATAAATAATTAGTACGAGTTAATATTAACCAATCATCTTTTAAAAAATCTGTATTGGCGTAAGGGTTAACACGGGTCTTTAATAAACCTTCACGGTCCGTGGCCTTCCAATCTTTATGTACCCTGTCACCTACACGTCCGATCACAGCATTAGCTCTTTGTTGCACGGCTAACGGTACACGGTACGATTGATCAAGAATAATTCTGTTGCCTTTTAATTGTTTAAATCTCCATGGATGTGCGCCTGC